TTGATTTGTTCAGCAGTAGCTACTGAAGAACTGTGTCCTGCAACAATAACTCCATAGTTAGAGTTTTGGTTTGCTGAACCTGAAGTTCCCGGACCTGTTCCGACAGCAGGTAAGTTGTTTGATGAATAAACATCAAAGCCATGTAACTTGCCTACAGAAAGTCCTGCTCTTAATCCACCTGATTCACCAAAGTCTGCATTAAGAAGTCTTGAGTCTTCATCTTTTAGAACTTCGATAAAAGTTGGATGTAACACAAGCCATCTACCATCAGAGTCTACAAATTGTGTATCTAATAGTCTGCCCATTCTTGCAATAACTTGCAATGGTGTAGCAGTAGCAGTTGCTTGTGCAGTAGCACCCGGCATACGTGGTGCGAGTGGGATAGAGTGGTCTCCAGCACTTGATGTAGTGATGTTACCGAAACTATCTTTTCTCAACTTCATGCTTGTTAGCAATTCATCAGAACCTGCAGTTGATACAGCTTTTGTACCATTTACAGTTGAGTTTGCTGAACTCGCTACGGAGTTGATTGAGGATTGTGCAAATCCTGATAGATAACCAAGAACTTCTTGGTCATACTGGTCTTTAAGTCTGTAACCTGCTCTGTCACTTGCGAGTTGAGAGAAGTTTACGTGACTATGTGCTTCCTCTATATCGTCGATTTTAAAAGCAAAATAGTTTGCTTGGTCAACAACTAAGCTGAAGTCTTCGTCGTCAAGGTCTTGTGGTTGAATCATTGTACCACGAGCATATTCCTTAACTGTGATTTCTGGTTCTTTAATAATCTTAACGGTATCACCCATATTAGAAATTTCACCAAAGTAATCAGAATTAGTAATGCTTTCTACAACAGAACTCTTTCTGAATGCAAGTTGGACTTGTTTCGAATATATAACAGGTGAGAAATTACCATTAGGTAGATTACCATAACCAGCAGCTGTTTTAAACGCCATAGTATTTCTCCTTAATTATACTACAAACAAATGCAAAATATCTAGTTTATTCAGGGGTCTATTTTTCAAAGGTGCAATCATACTTGTACGTGGCATAATTGGGCTTTTACTCGACAGAGTAGGTCTAATATTCTTGTTATTTGCTAAATTAGCTGTACATAATGTTGCTGTATATTGCTATACAGGGATTATTTACAACTTTACACTCATAGTTATACACACAAATCATTGTTTGTCAACTATTTATTTTAATTTTATCTAGCAGAACCTGATAAATCGTATATAAACTTACCACTTCTAATAGATTCCATTATCTCGTCTGCCATCTTCTCATACTGTTCTGCTGACATTTTTTGCACATCAGACTCTTTTATATAAGACTTACTATCGCTTGTCTGTGGTTCTGATGTACCTGATGTAGTCTTTACAGCCTTTGCAGCTTCTTTACCTGTACTCTTTGGCTTTTCTTGTTTGCCAATATTTTTATCATTCTTATACAGGTCTATTGCTCTAGCTGCAGAGAGGGCATCTGTATCATTTTCATACAAAGCATTTTGTACCCATTTAGGTTGTACTTCTGCCCAATTATGAAAATCATCACTTTCTCTAATATCTACAAAGTCAGGATGTATGTTTAATAACTCTGCTTCTGCTTTCTCTTTTGCAGCAGTTGCACCTAACTCATCTATAGATTTTATTCTTTCTTCAAGTATCTTAGCTTGTTCTGATGCTTTTTTCATAGCAATCGTTTCTACAATCGCTGCAACATCAGGATAATCTTTTGCCCATTGTTCTATATCTTCATCAGACTTAGGCAACTTCATTTCTTTTTTTGTTGCATCAGATAGTTGTTTTTTTAATTCATCTATCTGACTTTGAAAATCTTTTTCTTTTTGTTGAGTATGTCTTCTTAAATCACCATACCTTTTTTTAAAAGTTTTTTCTTCAGGACTATCAGGTTCTTTTTCTTCAACCTTCTTTTCTTCTTCTTTTTTGTCCTCTTCTTTTTTCTCATCAAGAAGTTCTTTTAGTTCTTCTTCATCTTTCTTAATTCTATCTTCAATATTTTTAGGTTTACTTGCAAATGCAACTTTCTTAGGTGTTGCTTCCTTTACCATAGCTTCTGCCATCGTTTTCTCCTTTGGGGTTATCGTAGCCAATTAGTTGGGGGATAAGTAGCCATCTATGTGAATTGTTATCTTGAAGCCAATCCACCACGCTTCATATTCTTTTTAGTAGGTTTAGTCATTAGACCACCTTTTTTAAAATTTTTTCTACCACTAGAATCTCTTTGAAAATCTCTATCAAAACTTCCTGTTTTTGATTTTTCAGCTTCTCTTCTAGCTTCTCTATCTGCTTTATCTTGGTCTCGTTGTTGTTGTCTTCTTATTCTCTCCTGTTCTTTTTTTCTAGCAGCTTCCTGTCGTGCGGCTTCTTTTCTAGCTAAATCCTCTTTTGCTAATCTTTGTGCTTCTTTTCTAGCTTTTTCTGCTTCTCTAGCTAATCTATCTTCTTTAGCTTTTTCTGCTTTAGCTTCTAGCTGTTTTTGATATGCTTCTGCATCTCTTTTTTGTTGGGCTTTTTCTGCATTAGCTGCCATCTCATCTTGTGTTTTTAGTCCTGAACCTGTTAAGTCACCAACTTTTGCAGTTCCGTCAGGTCCTGTAACTGCTACAATAGTTCCACCACCGACTTTTTCAAACTGCATATCACCTGTTGTTTGATTACGAACATACTTACCTTTATATGCTTTACCATTAGAAACTAGATAACCATCACCTTCCTTTGCAGGTGCTTTACCTGAACCACCAATATTTTCATTTTTTATAGCATTTAAATACTGATTATAATTATCACTATTAACTAAGTTACCGTTTTCATCTATTGTTCCATATATTTGACTATCTATATCTCCACCCAATCTTTTAAATTCTTGTGTAAACATATTATACCTTTTTTTAGCATCATCTGTCAACCCCTGATATTCCATAGCACTCAAAGGACCACCAAACCATCCTGTTTTAGCAGCAGATTTAAGAGACTTAACTTGTTCATTAATTGTTCTATAAATAGTATGACCTTGCTCATTTCGTTTTGCACCACCATAGGTATGCAAATCAGAAGAAGTTGTATCAACAGCAAAACTATTATTAAAAGTGCCACCTGTATTTATGTCTTTATCTCCTACATTTGTTCCTGTTTGTCCTGTAACCATAGTATTTCCAAGAGCAGAGTAACCTGTAGGGCTACGTCTAGCTGATGGAGGACCAAATTCAGGGGGTCGTGTTGTTAAATCTGTGTCACCTTTTTGTCTTTTAAGTGCTTGATAGCCAATACCTAAAAGAGGATTAATTAAACCTAAACCTATACCTGCAAAGTCTATATCACCTAAGTTAAAACTACCTGTTGCACCTGATGCTGTTTGTCTATCTCTATCTTTATCTTCTGTTACTTTTGTTGTATCAACTTTTGCTGTATCAACTCCTGTTTCAGGTGCTGCTACACCTGCTTCTTCAATCGGTACAAATCCTGCAGGTATTGGATATATAGGTTTACCATTAACAAAAGGTATTACTCTTGTTTCTCCTGTTTTATTATTTTTATATAATTTACTAACCTGTTGTTGTAATTGACCATATCCTACACCACCCATCATGTCTTCAAATGTCCTAGGTGTTTGTTCAGGTGCTTCAACTTTAGGTGGTGTAGGAGGGTCTATAATAGGCATAAAAGGTGGTGGCATTTGAGGTTGTTGCCCATAAGGATTTCTTGTTTTAAATATAGAGTCTTTTTTTGTTAGTTCTGCAGGGTCTTGTACGTTTACACCTGCTACACCACCTGCCTGTGCCATAAATGGTGTATCATCAGGTAATGTCGCTTCATCTGAATTACCCATTTGACCCATTGCTTCCATCTTATTTAAACCTTGTTTTGCTTGGTCACGTAAACCCATAATCTTTTCTAAGCCATGATACCTAACTACATCAGCAGGTAAGACAAACTCTCCTTCACTTAGCTGTGCAGGTATGTCATCTCTGACTTCTTTTTTGGTTGAACCTACAGGAACATCATTTCCTGATACAGGGTCTTTTGTACCCCCTTGGTCTTTCATTCCACCAAACAGTTCTAATTGTTGGGATTCTATATTTTTCTTTTGCATTGTTGGTACTCCACCTCTGTTCATTTTATTACCTTTTAAACCTACTTCTTCAAATTTTGCATCTATAGATTCTAATTCATCTAAAACATCTTGACTTCTAGCACCTATTGGTTGTTCTTCAAAATCAGAAGGATATATTATTTTTTCTTCAGGAGATGGCATTGTTGCTTTAGGTAATTGTATTTCTTTACTTATATCTCCTTTATCACTTAATGCTTTTATAGTTGAAGTCATTTCTGCTGTTATATTTGGTGATATGCTTCCTAACGCTTCTAAAACTTCTTTTTTTGTCTTGCCTTGTTCTAATAACATACGAGTAAATTTATCTCTCTCTTCAACAGTAAACGCTTCTATCTCACCTGCTGTTTTAAAATAATTACGTTCAGCTATATAATTTGCTTTAGAATATAACCTTTTTTGTAGAGAAATTTTAATTAAATTAGATTCTAACTTGCTTATTTTATCACCATCTGGGGCAAAATCTACAATATAGTCTAGCATGTTATTCCAATGTTCTTCAGTATTATCTGAAAGTCTATA